CTTCAAAAGAATAGTCATTGATAGAAAATTGAAAGATGTCTGTTTGGGTCGCAATAAAGTTGCCTACCTTGCCAATGAAGTAGAATCTTCCATATCGAAAGATTGCCCTTTAGAAACAGCCAAAGAAGAAAGTAAATAACCCTCAAAACAGTACAGTAATGAACAAAAATATAATCATAAAGAAAGAGAAGCCTATCTGTCAGTTAGATGGGCTTCCGGGAGTAAAAAGACGTAAGGTTGATGCGTATAGTATCAATAATACAAGTGACATTGAATCAACCATCGAACTGGGATATGCGTGTACTTCTGCCGGAGATAATGGAGCTATAAATGTTTGGAAGGATGATGCAGGAATTATTCGCGGTGAATTAATGCGGTACTGTGTAACTGTTGAAAAAAGAACGTTTACCAGCTATGCAGAAGTGGAAAAATGCGTTAGTGATTGGCTTGAAAGGATTAACCCATAACCTTTATTGTAATGAACACAGAAAGAACTTTATATGAAATTGAAGTAGCTCTATCTAAAAGTGATGCTTTCAACTTTGTACGAAATATCATAGCTTTTAATGTAAATGGTATGAGTGATAGTTTAAGTATCTGGCACGAATGCGATATGCTCGTCTTATCAAAGTCCGGTTATCTCACAGAGATTGAAATTAAGCGTAGTTGGGCTGATTTTCTTGCTGATTTCAAGAAAAGGCATACTCACGAAGGAAGAGGCATTATCAAGTATTTCTATTACTGTGTTCCAGAATGCTTGCTTAAACAAGTTTACGATAAACTGGATGAACTAAAGGCTGACTATACAGGGATAATAACATACGATGAAGATTTAAAAATAACACTCCACGGACATCGATGGATTACTCACGATGGAAATTATTCGTATCACTTCACCGAACAACACCCATATCGTAAGTTATTTCTTGAAGAACAGCTACAAGTCGCTCGGTTCGGCGCAATGCGAGCAATTAAATTAAAGGAAAAGTTTATTAATAGCCATTTGGCGTAAAACGTGATTAGAAATGATTCAAATTAAGATTCGTGAGTTAATTATCTTCATTATAATCATTGCGCTATTTTCCTCTTTATTAATTAATTGTTCTCAGCATTCTTTGATAAAAGCGTTAGAACATTCAATAGAGCAAAGAGATAGCCTACTGAATGAAAGTTTTAAATTGAAATACTAATAATAAACAAATGAACATTGGATTAATCGACGTGGATGGTCATAACTTCCCTAACTTTGCTCTTATGCGTACGTCTGCCTACCATAAAGATAGAGGTGATCAAGTAGAATGGGCTGCTCCTTTTAGCAAATACGATAAAGTAATTGCAAGCAAGATATTTACCTTCACTCCTGATTTTAATTACTTGACTTTGGAAGCTGGCATAATAGAGAAAGGAGGGACTGGCTATAATATAAAAAAACAATTACCATGTGAAATTGAAAGTAGCAAATCTATGGATTATTCGATCTATCCTCAATACAAGTTTTCAATTCAATTTTTTAGTCGAGGCTGCATCCGTAAATGTCCTTTCTGCCTTGTCCGTGAAAAAGAGGGGTATATTCATCCAGTGGAACCTGTTGATTTGAACCCTAAAGGAGACTGGGTTGAGGTACTGGACAATATTTTTTTTGCTAATCCGGAATGGAAAGATTCGGTTGATTATCTTCTCAAAGTGAAACAGCCCGTAAAGCTTCATGGTGTAGATGTTAGAATTATGGATGAAGAGCAGGCTTATTATCTGAATAAGCTGAAAATGAAACAGAATATTCACATAGCATGGGACTTGCCTCAAATAGATCTGACTGATCGGCTAAAAGAAATGGTTAAGTACGTGAAGCCTTATAAAATCACCTGTTACGTTTTGGTCGGCTTTAATTCTACCATCGAACAGGATTTGTTTCGTCTTAATACACTAAAGAGCTTGGGTATTACTCCTTTTGTTCAACCTTATAGGGATTTTGTGAACAAAAGAAAGCCTAAGCAATATGAGTTAGATCTTGCGAGGTGGGCGAATAGAATGTGGTTGTTTAAGTCGCTTGATTTTGCAGACTTTTCACCACGCAAAGGATTTAAGTGTGATTATTATTTAAAGCAATTAGCGTAAAACTGTATAGAAAGGAGCTAAAATGTTTGAGCCAAAAACAAAAGCTATTACCCGATGGGGGATTACTATCCGAGGTGCTGATGTGTATTTCCCTAAAAAGGAAACCGCCATACATATTGGAAAATTGACACTAAAGATGAATCCGGAAACTCAAATGTTTGAAGAGTATCGGCTTTGGGATTTGACCTCCGGTGTTTCTCAATTGATAGACGAACAGAGATTTGACAGAACAGTTTTAATTCAATAAAATACAGGAAAGAACTGTATCTAAAAGATAATTATACTTCAAATGAATAAAAAAAAATAACCACATGGACGGATATAGCTTAACAGAAAAGATGCGTAAAGCACGCAGACGTAATCGGCTAACCGCTACCGAGCAGGCACTGTTCTACGAATTAGTTGCCGTTTGTAATAGCGAGGGCTGGGAGGACGTTTTCAGTTGCTCTAACATCGAACTATGCTTCAGCCTGAATATCGACGAGAAGACCCTTATCCGGGCGCGTTTATCCCTGATTAATGCGGGACTGCTTTATTATAAATCAGGAAAAAGCAAACGTTCGGTCGGTTCATACTCTTTTTCCAGGAAATTTAAAGACGAGCCTCCTGGAAAGGGTCAGACTACCGGAGATATTCCAGTAGTTCCGCCAGCCCAAAAGTCGGGAGATGCGCCAGCCGACCAACCAGGGGATACACCAGCCGATGCGCCAGACTATAATAAAACAAAAACTAAAACTAAAACAGTTTTCCCTCCCTCTCCCGCGCATGAGGGGAAAATATCCGGAATCGATCTTTTTTTGGACAAGTCTTTAACGGAATGTTATCAGGAACTGCGAACAAATATCCCGTGGATGGAGCAGTTTTGCATGAACATCCGTCTGGATTACCCGGATTTCAGCCCGGAGCTGTTTTATGAATTTCTGGACAGGTTCTTCCGTAAGCTCCAAAACGGAGGAGAGACAACTAAGTCCCCCAGGGACGCCATGTCGCATTTTGCAAATTGGTTGAATATTGAACTTGAAAAATTAAAAAAAGATGGAAGTAGAACTAGTAAAAACCACCCTGCATGCGGTTCTGAGCCCGTCTCAGTTACAGAAACCCTGTGTCCGAAAGAAGGAGCTGACGCCTCTCCAGATCTCGTTAAAAACTGGATCGACGGCCTCTCAATTGGTGGATGAATGGGGCGGGACAATTGCCCAACTGAACATGGGCGCCCCACTTTACGATGTCGCCGCAAACGGAGAAATCCCTACATTGGCTGATGTGGGTGTGGTCTTTGGTAATTCGACATCCGTTCAGATTATCACAAGTCATCTGGAATCCGTTCTGAAGTACGCCGGCGTTGAATTGAGCCGCGAGCAGATGGC